GGTTGCGGGCGAGAATGTCGAACGTGAGCCACGCCAGACGCAGAGAACCGGCGCTGCCGGTGTCTTCGACGTCGCGGGTCTGGACGAGGTTGATGGTGGACAGGTACGCGTACCGGCCGCCCTTCAGCGCCCCGTTGAGAGACGGATCGGCAGCAAGCCAATGGGCGACCACATCCAGCAACGCAAGCGCAGCATCACGGGCTGGTTTCTGCGCCGGCCCCTGCCTGGTCGTGCTGATGTAGCACGGGATCGAGTACTCCTCGTCACGCGTGTTCAACCCCAACGTGACCGGTACTTGCGACCCGTTCGGCGCTTGAGCGTTCTCCGGGTCGGTGCGGCCGATAAACACCATCGACTGCGACTGCTTGGACGGGTACGCATCCACCAGCAACGCGGTAGAGTCCACTACGGTGAGGTCCGCGGCGAGCGTCGTCCCCGTGACCGGGTTCGTGCCGGACACGAAATAGTCGATCGCTTGACCGATGCTCGTACCCATCAGGCGGCCCCTGGTCCGTGCTCGTACGGCTTGAGCATTTCGATCACACGGTTCGGGACTGCATAACCCATCACCTGGATCGTGCCGCCGTCATCGTCGCCAGGTATCGCCTGGAAGGTGCCGCGGAACGGTTCTTGACCGTGCGCCCACCAGTGACGGATGAGCTCACCGGTCGCGTCCGTGATGTCCTGCGGGAGCGGGCTGATGCCCTGCTTGTAGGTGACGGCCACGTTCCCATCACCGGGCGGGAACCAGTTTGTAAGCCCGTTCGCACGCCGGGTGATCTTGTGCGTGCTCCGGTCCCACGTGTACCCGAACTGGGTATAACCACCCTGCCCGAGCGGCTGCTCGGTAAGCGTGAAAGTTGTCGTGCCGAGGGTTTCGACGATGGAGACAATCGACTGCACCCACCGCGGCATCAACACGACGGTGGCCCGGTTGCCGTCGAAGTATTCAGTGCGCTGCTGCCCGAGCAGTGGGCCCGTGATGTTCTGCACCACGTCAGTCGCCGACTGAATGAATCGGCGCAGACGCGCATTGCCAGACATGTCGACCGTCGCGATGTTCAGCTGGTCTTTGACGTCGCCGAACGAGATCAGCGCGAGCGTCGACGGGGCCGCCGTGAACTGATCCTGGACGGCATCGATGATGGCGCCAGTGACGGTCCACAGCAACAGGTACAGACCCGCGAGCGTGGGGACCACCGTCGCTGTCGCGGTCGAACCGACGACCGCAGGCGTCGGGGTCGTGGTCGTCCCGTCAGGCGCGGTCACCGTCAGCACGACAGTGCTACCCGCCAACGCTGACGGGCCCTGATATGAGGCCGCGTACGACCCACCGAGGAGAACAGTCACGACCCCCTCCCTTCGCTACTTCTTGTCGAGGTCTGGCACATTGGTGAAGAGCACTTCGCGGCCCTTCACGACGGGGTCTTTGTCGCCGACCACGTCACCTTTCGCGACGAAATGATCGACACCGTCACTGGACGTGTAGTGGAATGGCTGGTTCGCCTGCTGCATGACCTTCTCCTTGTCTGGGGATGCCGAAGGGCGGACACCCCTAGGGATGCCCGCCCTTCGAACGGAACTGCTTACTGGACGGTGAGCGTGCGGAAGGCTGCGGGAACCAGGGCGTCCGCACCGACACGCCAGTACGCGAACCAGCCAGCCTGACCGGTGGGTCGGGCGGTGGCGCTGTCCTTGACCATCGGGTCGTACATGACCGACATGCCGACACGGTCGACGATCGCGTACTGGTTGAAGTCACCGGCGACTGCGATCTTCGAGCCGGTCGTGGTCGTGGCGACCATCGACGTGGACTCCTGGATCGGCATGCCGATGACGCGCTCGGGCTGACCTTCGCCGAGGTTGGTCCAGTAGGACGAACCGCCCGCGGTGTCGAACTGTCGGGTCTTGTTGATGATCCCGACGTTCATCACCACGTTCAGGGCCTTGCCGGCGAGACGGAAGCGGGGCGGGATCGCAGCCTGGAGGGCGTAGATGTCCGCGACCGCGTACGTCGCCACAGCAGCCGTGGTGACAGCCGTGGTCGCCGCGGTGACGATGCCCTTCGGCACACCACCGGAACCGGCGCCGACGGTGAACGCGTTCTCCTCGAGCCGGTCCTTCGCGTCCGTGAGGAGCGCGGGGAACTGGGTCGCGAAGTCCGAGTCGCTGAGGAGCTCGTACGAACCGAACACCCACGCGGCCGCCTTCTGCGGGGTGATGACCGGCTGTGCGATGGTGGGCGTGTTGTCGCCAACCACGCCAGCTTCAGCGAGCCACGCCGCGTTGACACCAGCCGACGTGACGCCTTCCCAGAAGTTCGTCGTGACCGTCTTGATCTGCGAGATGCGACGGTACGGGTTCGCCGAACCGGTGTTGGTCAGGATGATCGTCGGGTCCAGGGTCACCGGGATCAGGAATCCACCGTTCGCGCCTGTCAGGGACAGTGCGGCACGGACGGCAGCCTGCTCGTCGGGCTCGAGCGCGTTGATCTCACCCTTGTTCTTGAGCACGTTCTTGAACGCACGGTGGTACTCGTCCGAGCCGGCGATGAGGACGTGGCGGGAGATTCCGCCGTCCTCGCCCTTGTTCTCGTCGTCCTCGATGAGCCGGGTGACCTTCTCGGCGGCGTCATCGGAGATCCGGTGACGTGCGCTCGAATTGGTCCACGACTCGATCGCGTCGAACGCCCGACCACGCATGTCGTCGAAGTCCATCGCCCGGGCCTGGACCTGGCGGGTGGAGTCGAACGGGTTGCGCTGCGTGCGGATGAGGATTTCCGGCCCGGTCGGGTGGACGTTCGCCGGTTCCAGGGATGCGGAGCGGATCGCTTCGATCTTCTCCGCGCGGGCGGCGAGCGGTGCACGCTCGGCCTCCAGGGTGTCAAACTCCGTCTCGAGCTCAACGAACCGGGCCGACTGCTCGTCGGTGGGCTCCTCGATCTCGGACAGGGTCAGCAGTTCGGTGCGGATCGCGCCCATGCGCGTCAGCACCTCATTCAGTCGAACAGTCATTGCTTGCCTCCTAGGCGTGTCGCGGCGAGGATTTCCCTCGTCCGCTGTGACATGGACAACCGACCCGAGTGCAATTGCGGCTCGTCGGCGCCGGCACCGGAAGGTGTGGCGGGGTTCGCCGGCGCGTTCGCGAGCCGCGTGGCGAGAGTGTCTAGGCGGGTCAGGAATACCGACCGCTCAGGGTCGGTATCGACGTCGTCGGGGTTCGGCACGCCGAGGATCTGGGAGATAACCAGTTGCGCCTGGTCGAGCGCCTTATCGGTCTTCTTGAGCGCGTCCACGATCGGGTCGAGTGCCTTGTCGCCGTCCGCGAGGTTCTCCAGGATCAGGGCGAGCAGCATCGTGTCCGTGTCGGCCAGAGCCGCACGGACGCCGACGATCGCGGCCTCCGAATATGCGGGGAACGGGGTTGGCCCGTACTCGCGCATGTTGATCTCCTGGCGGGTGACCAGTGGAAGGTTGCCCTGCGCGTCTGCGCGGAACCCGCCGCGCGGCTTCGCCTTGTCGGATCGCACGAACGAACCCGCGAACGACTGCGCAGTGATTGCGCCCTCGCGGATCGCCTCGAGCGCTTCCTCGGCGAGCGCGTTGCGGTTGTACCGGGTGACCGTGAGTAGCCCGCGGGAGTCCGCACGCACCTCCAACGGGGTCCCGATCGGCATTGCGCCCCGGTCGGACGGGGTGCCGTAGATCGTCATCCCGTGGTTGTAGAGCACCGAGAACCGGTTGCCCTTGTCCGCAAGGGTCTTGTTGAACGCGGACGGGTCGATCCGCTCGAGGTAACGGCCGTCACCATCGGAGATCGGGACCTCCTGACCGAACACTGCCGCGTACGCCTCGACGGTGCGCCCGTCACCACCGGCACGGATGCTGATGTCCTCCAACGGGAACGATCGGGTGAACTCGTTCACGGTGTACCTCCATCGGTCTGGGGTGCCTGCCCGGCGAGAGCAGAGAGTTGGGTGTTGGGTCGCAGGAGTTGCACGGACACAAGCCCCGTGTGCTTGAGAAGAGACATGTCACCGGACACGACAGCGGAGACGACCGTCGCCGGGTCGTACCCGGCGTTCACCAGGTTCATGACGGCGATCGACAGTTGGGCGTTGCCCTTCTGCCGCGAGTACTCCTCGTCACGCAAAGCCGGGATGTCGCGGGTGTCGAACCACAGTTCGGCGTCAGCGCGGACGGTCACGAACTTGCCGAGGACGGCGCACGCACCACGCCACAGCGGGTGCATGGTCGAGTCGGCGAAGTTGCGGTACGCGGCCGCATAATTTGCCATGGTCGACGCGTTCAGGCCACCCTGCATGCCGGCCACAATCGGCGGCGTGCCACCAGCAGCAGCGATCCGAACCTCACCAGCCTCACGCAGCTGGGAAAAGCCCATGTCCGTGAATTTGGACCCGATGATTGTGGCGTCCGCGCCCTCGTCGAGGATCAGCGTCTTGTGCGAGTTCTCCACACCGCCGTGCGTCGAGTTGATCTGGTCACGCAGCTTCGTGATCCAGGACGGATCAACCTTCCCCATGTACCGGACGAGCATGTTCGGTGTGGCAGCATGCTCGAAGAACATCTGCTCATGAACCGACATCGCCAGGTCGGCGTTGATCTCCCGCAGCACCGGCGTCAGCCACGACATGCCACGCCACGGCGCCAGCGGATCAGGCACCGGAGACCAATGCGCGACATCATCGACCGGGTAAAACACCGGGTCGCCTTGGCCGCCCTCCGTGTACGCGTAACCAATGACCTCGCGGTAGTCCGTTTCCGTCACCGGGTCGGTCATCCCAACGGAGATGATCTTCACCCAGTCGGGCCGCAACCGCTCCAGGCGTGTGTCGTTGATGCTGTGAATGAACGCGTTGCCCGCTAGATCGGCGTCCTGAATCATTCGGCCCAGGAGCTCCGACGTCGACCCGCCGGGCCACGGCTTCTCGAGAAGGCTGAGCGACTGGTCGCCCCACAGATTCTTGTCCGACAGGTTCCTGTATTTGAACGTCGCCTCACTGAACAGTCGCAGGCGCGCATTCAGGACAGAGAACACGGGCCCGTTGCCCGCATACCCGAGGGTCGCGTACGACATGAAGTCGTTACCGATCGCCTCGCCACCCACATTCCCGGCAGACGAATACGACTGCAGAAACCCGGTGTCGTAACCGGTGAAGTTCGAGTCGGTCGGGTACGGGACGATCACGCCACGGAGTTGGTCGATGAGCCTCATCGGCGTCCCCTCGTCTTGCCATCGTCACGGAACAAAGCAATGGCGCCGAGCATGAGAGAACCGACAGCGAGCCCGCAGCCGGGGTGAATCCACCAGCCGATCCCCGCACCGAAACCGATCGCGGCGAGGATGAGGAGAGTCAGCGAAACACGCACGAGATACCCCTCACAAGAAATGGATGGACGGCTCAACAGGTGGTGAGGCGAGTAGCGCCCACAGGGCGACCGTGCCCGCATAAAGCGGGGTAATGTCGGCCGACGACTTGCGACGACCCCACCGCCAGGCACCTTCGCCGTTGTCGATGTTCTTCCGGGCGCCTTTCAGCGCATCGGTCAGCACCGACTGGCCGATGTGGCGTACGGTGCCGGCGGTAACTCGGTCGTAGAACAGGCCGCATGCGGCCGGAACATCGGCACTCTTGACGAACTCGAGCGGAATACTGGCGGCTGTCAGCGCCGGCACGAGAGCTTCCGCAGCGGCGCCAGACACGATCGTCAGCGCGAAGCCGGGCCATTTGTCCCGCAATTCCGTCGCACGGTCGACGACCCATCCAGCATCAGGACGATGATCAAGGACACCCTCACGGGAAGTGATCTCGAGGTGCGGCAGTTCGTCCGCACGGTAACCAGCTACAGCGATCGATGACCACGAGCGCGACGGCGACACGTCGAGCACGAACTTCATTACGCCGGCGATCTTGGACTCGGAGTCAAGACACTTCGACCACAAGGTCGGCGGAATGACGCTGCCCGACCCCGTGTCCCAAATGCCGAGACCCTCACGACGGAACGACTCGTCACCGAGTTGCCGCTTCATCCGCAGGATCGCCTGCTCAGGCGTGCGGTGAGGGTACGACGGGTTTCCCTTACGCCACTGAGCACGGTCATCGAGGTCAGCATCAGCGTCGGCCGAGATCTCCACGAACAGCGTGTCCTCAGACATGCCTGTGATGCATTCCTTCCGACGCCCTGTGAACACCTCGGACGGGTCGGACGGCTTCGGCGGCGTGCCGATGAAGACGACGAGTGCGTTCTTCGCAACCGCCGTCGCCGGGACCATGTCGTCCAGCGCCTTCTCCGTAAGGATCTGCGCCTCGTCGAACACAACCGCGTCGACATCGTCGAACCCACGACCGAACCCGGACTCGCGGGCTCCGAACAGGATGCGCGAACCGTTACGAAAGCCGATTTCCTGCTCACCGTTCGTCGACCGGACATACTCGACGTGAGGTGCGACGAGCTTCCGCGCCGCCATGCCCTTCATCGACCGGAACGTCTCACTCGACGTCCGGGTGCGATGCGCCGTCCACAAAACCTTCATGCCAGGGAACAGGACACACAAGGCGAAGATGATCGACCCGAACGTGAACGTCTTCCCGACCTGGCGACAGATCGAGACGATTACACCGCCGATCCCCGCCGCATACTGCCCCGACGCGCGCTTCGCGAGAACAGCCCGCCCAAGACCCCGCTGCCACTCGTCGTGAGTGAGACCCATCTTCCGACACTGCGCCTCAACAGCCGGATAACCAGACGACACGATCCCCGAAGGCAGGATCAGATGCCGTGCGATCTCAGATAGCTTCGGCGCTCCAGGGCTCGTCGGCGATGGACTCGGCATCGGTCGCCTCCTCGATCGCGCGCAACTTCAGCGCCTCGATATCTTTCGACAACTCACGCAGCCGGCGCGTCAACGCAGCCAGATCACGCGGCGGACAGTTCGGGTCAGCGACCGCCGACGCGACACGGTCCCGCATCGCCATCAACAGCTCGAGCTCAGACCCCTCCGACGCAGCCAAATCGACCGACATCGTCCGCGGACCCTCAGACTTCTCACCAACCTCAACCGCCCGAAGTTTGCCTGCCATCGGAGCCTCCGTGGAAAAAACGTAGGGGAGAGATTTTGTTGACTGGCGGTTCCCTCTC